AGCCCGGCTTTCCGTTCGTCTGCCCAATGGGCCGGATGCTGGCGAAGGCATGGCATAGGCGGATACTGGACAGAGGGCGGCAGCGTCCCCGCTTCTTCGGCTCTCTCGATGGCATCCGCGATGAGCGTGGCAACATCTCGTGTAGAGTTGCTGGTCGGAAAGGATGCCCGCATTTCGTGGCAGGTAATCCAGCCTTTTTCGTCTTCGTTCAGTTCGATTGTAACGGTAAGTTTCATATTGTGGTTATCCTTTATTATTCGGCGCATAATCGCGCCCTCTTGCCATCTTGGCGGCTGGCGATGCCGCATAGATAGCAAACGGGCAAGATTTAGGCTTTATCCAGCACTGCCCAGGCTGGCGTTTGCTTTGAACCGCGAATCTCCGCCGCCTCGTTTGAGCGCTCCGCAAGTCTGCGAACGTGCGCCCGGTGGCTGTCCATCTCTTGACGGCTTGCGAACTTGGAAGGCAAGATTTCCAGATGCAAGCGAGCGGCCAGGGCGTAGAGGTCTTCCAGACTCATCTGCGCGATGGGCACGCGGAGTTCTCCAGCTTCATCTTTGCGAACCTCGCATGCGATTACTTGGCCGGATGGCAAGCGGTCTATTGCGAGGCCCACGATGTTATTGATTGCACAGAATTCCTGTGCGTTATGGTTTAGAATCATGTGTTTTCGTTTTTGGTTATGTGGTGCCCGGTTTGAGTCCCTGCAAGATGGGCAACCTTGCAGGGCTAGGGTTTGCACCCTTTGCTCCCCTCTCGCGTGGAAAGGGGAGACAAGGAAGCAAATCAATTGAGCCTGTAGGCGTAAAAATCGCCTTCTAGCTCGATTTCATCGCCATCGTAGCGGCTCAAAGCATGGCCTCGTCCATCGTGGCGAGCGTCTCGCTTCCACAGAACAGCATCGAATTTGATATATGGCGCGAGGTTACCTACTGCCACTTTTTCCACCTCTGGTTCAATGCACTCCTCAATATAATTGTCTAGCTCTTGATCCCATGCTGAATCCGCTTCCTCATCTGTTCCAACGCTGTACTCTTGCGAGCCTAGCGAGTAGATTGTCATACCGTAATGGTCGTGACTTTCCTCGCTTAATTCGTCAGGTGAACATTCGAGGTGATTAGCTAGTGCCAGTTTCTTTTCTTCGTTGTCAGTATTCATAAGTTTTTGTCTTTCGTTTTTGGTTTTGGTTTTGTTAAAGTATGGAGGCGGCGCATCCTGCTAAAATGCCAGCTACGGCGAAAAGCCAGAGCCATAGAATGACTTGGCGATGGAACTGCTGCCGCTGGCGATGGCGCGAGGCGGCTAGATAGTGAAGGCGAAGGTTGTTTGGTTCGGTGGTCATGTGTTTTTGGTTTTTTGGTTTAATACCATAGTATAATGGCTATGGCGAAAAGCGAGATCGTGCCAAGTATCCATGCTAGGAGCATGGCAATCATAATGTCTGGTGTTTCGTGGGGTGTCATAAGGTTTAAGCTAGTTTGGCAATTCCGTTTTTGATTGTGATTTGCGAAACCGAAAGGATCTGCAAGCCCTGCGTTCCGCCCTCTTCCTCCATGGAATCGATAAAGCGTTCCTCTGCGTGTTCGGAATTGAATCCGAACATAAGGCGGGACTGCGTTTCAGAGTCTTTTGATTCTCTGTAGGTGATTTTATAGCGTTTCATATTGTGTTCGTGCTTTGTTTTGTTTTATGCTTTTGCGATTACAAGCAGGCCTTGCAAAATCAGTGCTTTGCCTTGGTTCGTGATGGAATTCACAGCTTTCTCTTCACCGTTTGCAGTGATGAAAGCCGCAAGTCTGGCTTGATTCTCTTGGCTCTCAAACATCGCTCCAAGTGATTCGCGAGCGATGTCAAAAAGGGCACGATAGTTTTCGCCGGATGAAAAAACGTGGTGATGATGCTCGCTGTTCGCGAAGTGCTCGCGGAGCTTATTGAGGGATTGATTTAGAATTGTCATATACGTTGCGTGCTTTGTTTTGTTTCCCGCGTGTGAGATGCGCGACCCCTTTTTTGGTTTATCTAATCCAATGTATAGAGTTTTTCTCAGCGAAGCTGGCAAGTTGGTTGCGATTCCATGCCTTGACGAATGGCGCATGCGTGCTTAGTACCATTTCTTTGACCTTAGAGGAGATACCAAAGTCTGATTCACGAATGAACCCCACAGAGCATGGGTTAGCGGTTCCGTTTATTAATTCATAAGCAATTGTATTGCCTTCCGGGCATGGGAAGTCCTGTCCGCTCGTCATTTCACAGACGAGGTTGATAGCTTTAATTTCCAAGTCGGGGCAACGGGAGACGATTTCCAGCATGTTGTTTTGCTCGCCTTGTGGCAAAGAGAGACAACGGTTTACGGGGTAAAAGGCTCCAATCGCGCCACGTTTCCGGGCGGAAAAAGCGAATAGATAAGGGGCTAGATCTTGATTTTGCATGCGTTGAATAGAGTCCGGGGATGTTTACCGGACTCATGGCAAGGCATGAATGCAATGTGTGATAAGCTCTCCTATCCTTTGAGCTAATGGGGTGAGCGCGACTGGCACCATGAACGCGGATTATCTAACTGGGATAATAGAGCACAAAGCGGACACATTGGCAAGCACAAAGCGGACAGTTTGAAAAAAGAGTTGAGAAAAGAGGGCTTTAGCGGGATTAAATGCCGATTATGGCGAACACTCCGGTTTTAACAGACGAACAATGGGCAGAGGCACGGCGATGTGCTGAAATGGGCATGACGCTCAAAGAAGTGGCGGAAGATTTCGGCATTGAATATGAGGCAGTAAAAAAGAAAGCCCAAAGGGAAAATTGGTTAACCGTTTTCAAGCTGGAAAGAATGCTGGCGGAGACAAAAGAGAAAGAGGCTAAACTTTCAGAAAATAGTGAAAAGTCCCCGAAAGTCCTCGATAGCTCTCTTTCTTCTTCTGGCAGCATAGAAAAGCGCCTCCTTGCCTTCCATACTGCCAACAAATTAGGACTCGCCAGGGCAGCAGGAAAGGGCATAGAAACCGCATTAGAGCTGATGGACTCCGGCGAGATAAAGCCAGCCAATTTGCAAGATTTGAAAATGCTGGCAGACATTGCAAAGATCGCGTGGGGCGGAGATACGCAGGCCCAAGCCGTCCAAGTTAATGTCCTTAGCTCCCAGCCGATGGAATTTTCCCCTCACTTCGAGCCTGCTATTGAGACTGGAAAGGTGGTTGAGGTGTAAAGTGTTGAGTATCAACAACATTGAATTTGGTGTGCTCGCTGTAGTAAGTATCTATAACTTTACCATGCCATTCCCGGCCTAGTTTTCCCTCAATTGCGGCGGGGCGTGGGATGGATGGACTGGCTAGCTAGCGGCGGCGGTAGCCAGTAGCCAGGGCGCGGTGCGGTAGCGGTAGCCAGTAGCCAGGGCGCAGGCCACGGGGCGGGCGCAGTAGGCGGGGCGGGGCGCGTCCCGTGCGTAGCGTATATATTCACTCCCCTCATAAAATTCCCCCACATAAATATCTTCTACCATTACCACCACCGGGTCTGATTTATTTATTCACCCACCCCAGGGGTCTTTTCTGTAAAATCATCCTCAGCAATTTCTCCCTCTAAATTATTTCTTATACCATTTGATTCCGTCCGTTTGTGTGTGATGTTTACCGCAGTGAACTACTACAATGAATATGACAAAAAGACCGCCGCATGGCTGCGAGAACTCATCAAGGCTGGACTTATTCCAGATGGAGTTGTGGACGAGCGATCAATTACAGATGTGCGTTCAAGCGATCTCGCCGGATACACGCAGTGCCATTTCTTCGCCGGAATCGGAGGATGGAGCCTTGCTTTGCAACTTGCAGGATGGCCCTCAGATCGTCCTGTGTGGACAGGAAGCTGCCCTTGTCAGCCATTCTCAACCGCAGGAAAAGGGCTTGCTCAAGCCGATGAACGACATCTCTGGCCTGCGTTCTTTAATCTCATCAAGGAATGCCGACCTGAACATGTCTTTGGGGAGCAGGTTGCAAGCGCGATTGGCAAAGGTTGGCTCGATGGAATATCGGCAGACTTGGGCGAAGAAGGTTACACCTGCGGGTCTGCCGTATTGGGCGCACACAGCGTCGGCAGTCCGCATATCAGACAAAGATTGTACTGGGTGGCCAACTCCAACAGTGGACGATTCCAGCAATGTGACGAGGGAATCGGGAGCTTTCCAGAGTTTGACAAGGACGGTGCAATTAGCGGGATGGGCGACTCCAGTAGTGAACGATACAACGGGCAGCACTCACTGTTACGGCAAGAAGAACCAAGACGGGACACGGGAGATATTCTACAAGCTGCCGGGTCATGCGAAGCTAGTGGGATGGCCGACACCTTGTGCATCGGACAACAGGGACAGGGGATCGTGGGAGAGTCCGGCAATTCAAAGGAGAATCAAAATAGGGAAGTCGATAGAGCTTTCGATGCTGGTTGGAGTGACTTTACAACAGTCGCCTGCCGAGACGGAAAAACCCGTCGCATCCCAACTGAATCCATACTTCAGCGCGTGGCTAATGGGATTCCCCTTGCAATGGACTACCTGCGGGATATTGTCTGCGAACTCGAAACTCAAATAACCCGCTATGCCAAGGAAACCAACAGAACTACCATTGAAGTCGTGCGAGAGATGCAATTCGCTTTTTGGTCGGAAGCGATACAATGGGACGCTAGAGGACGCATCAGCTTACTCTCGCCGGAGATTTTGCTCGCTTCACTGCTCCAACTTGAGAGGAAATTGGGGGGAGTCGAGTTCTGCTCGTCACAGGGTATCATCAGCGCACAGGAAGCCATCATGCTCAGAGTGCGAGAAGACGCCGCCAAAGAGGCAACTCCATGTTCATCACATGGATGGGGATATGCACAACAACTCGCCCGAGAATTTGCAGACGCTTTGTATGAGTTGTCATATGAAAACGCATTGGAGGCAGCGCAAGACATCTTCGACAGGGCGTTAGGCTTCCCTTTAACAACTAAATGCCCATCTAGAACTACACTCCTCAGAGGTTACGGCAATGCAATTATTCCCCAAGTTGCGGCGGAGTTTGCCAAAGCATATTTAGAAATTTCCCAATGATTTCATCATTCCATCCCAACTTCAAAAACCTCACGGGTAAACGCTTTGGTCGCTGGACGGTTCTCTCCCATGTTCCTACGGGTAGAAAAGGATCTTCAACCTGGAAGTGCCAGTGCGACTGTGGGCGAATCAAGCAGAACGTGTTCTATACCGCTTTAACAACGGGCAAGTCTCTTTCCTGTGGATGCCTTAGAACCGATCTATTGCGCGGTAAAGCCGTGGATGTGAAGCCGGAAAGCCCAACTGCTGCTGAAGAGCCTATTGGCGATTTGGCTGAGCTTGAGGCGATGCTGACTGATTCCAAGAAGCCTGTGGTATCTGAGGCTAAAAAACTCATCCTTAACGATCAGCGTCTCTGGCGCTGCATTGCTCGTTGCCGGGTCAAAGGACTCACCTACAAAGGTCAGAAGCCAACGGATTTCTACGTCAAGCTGGCGATGAAGGATGAGCTTGCGATTTGGCTGAGAGGATAAATATCTTATAGTATTTGTTGCATCGACAGAATCGGTGTGCGATGGTTGGTGACGATATGAAACTCACAGAACAAGAAAAACGAATCAAGCTGGCTAAGGCTGATGGGTGGGATGAGTCGCCGTCGGGCAAATGGAGTAATAACGGATTTATTTTGCCTGACCCTCTCAATCCACCAGACTACTTCAACGACCTCAACGCGGTGCAAGAACTTCAAGATAAGTTGACGAATGATCAGCAGTTTGAATTTGTTTATCACCTAAACGATGTTCTTGAGCTTGTTCCGTTAAGTTCGCCAGCAAGCTATAGGGAGGTTGTTTTGTTTGCGTTTGCCAACGCAACCGCAGCACAACGCTCCGAAACGCTAGGTTTAGTCCTCAATCTCTGGTAAAATATGAGAAACATCAACCTGCCCAAAACAAAAATATACATCCGCTGTGACGCCTTCGGTGGTCCAGAAAACGAATTTGAAACAGCTTGGCTTGTATCTGTTCGAGCGATGCGTAACCGTCCATTCTGCTTCCAGGCATGGGTCGAGAAATACGCCGCCTGCTTCGACAAAATCCCACCTCAGTGCGTTTATTGGTATGAACCTGAAGACGATCACAAGTCGCTGCCTCTGCACAAAGTTCAGATGTGGGAGTGCCTGTCTGGCTCCATTGAGCTTTGGCGCAAAGACCAACTTTCCGATGTGCCAGTTTTGGTCAACCTTGGCAAAGGTAATCCACCGATAGGAGGCCACTACTGGTTCACCATCGACCACCTGCCAGAAGGACAATCATCTGGCCTCCTAGACGTGGGTGACTCTGAGTTGCTCGAAGAGCACAAAGAAGGCAACGTCATCAAGCTCAGCAATGGGCAGATCGCAATCTATCCGAATAACCGCATCAAGTGGATGCCAGTTTCATTGACTGGCAAAGATGCAGCCGCAACCATTCCTGATTGGAGTGTGGCAACAAATAGCCAGTGGGACGAATGGTGGTCTGACTCTGACGAAATCCTTGGCGATGCTAAATGGGCTTATTGAGGTAATAGAAATGAATAACCTGAAATGAAGACCAACAGCGACTTGATTCGGCTTCCGAATGACGTGGCCCGCTGTGATGGCGTAGGATTCGATGAAAACGGCAGTTGGAACTGGCGCGAAGGCTGTGAAACGTGTTTACGCCGAACCGCTCCACGCGGAGATATGATGCTAATATCGTTTATCCATCCGCCTGCGATTATCGCTTTCGAGTGCGAGTTCCTCATTGAGCCGGACAATAATCACCCCAACCCAACACCTTAATGGGACGCTCACCAAAATCACTTATCAACGAAACCTTCGGCAGCTTGATCGTTGTCGAACTCGTATCTCGCAACACCCACGGCAATAGCCGCTGGCTGTGCCAATGCGAGTGCGGCAACAAGACCGAAGTATATTACCAAAATCTCACCTCTGGAAGTGTGCAGTCCTGTGGCTGCTTACCCAAGGGAAGGAAGATTGGCTCCAAGAAACAATCCAAGTAATGATCATGAATACAGAACACGACAAACCAACACCACCCCCAGGATTCAAACTTGTTAAGGGTGCTGAATTAAAATCTCCATTTGATGCCAGATTGCTTGTGTTTACCTGTGAAGACACATGGGATGAATCTTGTTATGCAGGTTCAGATGAAGCAATGGACGAAATAGATCTTTCTTCATGGTATGCGACACCAGATTCACAACAATCCATTTCCGAGGAGGCCGCAGCAATCGTCGCTGGAGAACGTCAAGCCGACTACGGCGATGCGAACGAATCTTTTGCTCGCATTGCAAATCTGTGGAGCGCCTACACAGGTTCTACCATTGAACCTTGGGATGTGGCGCAAATGATGATTCTTCTGAAAGTCAGCCGAGCCAAGACAAGCAAAAAGCGAGACACCTTGGTTGACATCATTGGATATGCCGAGTGCGCTGGGAGGTTGAAGAAATGAGTGTGAGATGATGGTTAATCTAAAAAAGTTAACATGTAAAAATCAGCGA